GGACGTGATAAAATCCCTGTCCGGCAAAGAGCGCGTACAGGATGCCCTATTAACGGCCTTAAAGGCAAAATGGACTAAAGCAAGGGAGGCGAGACAATGACGGTCAAAGAGCTATCTAAGCTGTATTGGCTGAATCGGGAAGTGGAAATGAACAAGAGGCAGCTTGCCCAACTGGAAGCGGATATAGCCAAGAACGAGTTATTACAGCAGGAGCTAAGGGCGAGCTTAGACGGCATATCGTCCCCTGCGTTTGACGGGATGCCCCACGGTAGCGGAAACCATAGCCGCGTAGAGCAAACAGCGGTTAGGCTGGTCGGGCTGGAAGAAGAAGGGCGAAAATACCGGGACGCGGTAGCAAACATAAAGGCGATGATTTGTACCCGGCAAACGCTAATTGTGCTGGAATGTGAACGCCTGCAAAAGTACATTGACGGGATCGGTGATCCTATCACGCGGCAAATATTCACATACCGCTTTGTGAATGGGCTGACATGGGAGCAGGTAGCCGCGAATATAGATGCAAAGATGCAGCCGGATAGTGCAAGGCGGGTCTGTTATCGTTATCTGAAAAAGAACGCATGAGGCGCAGTATCAAGAACGCTTAGGACGGTATAACGCTATGAACGGAAAAGTTGTCACGGTTTGTCACGCGACAAAACGCGCAAAATGTGTTTTAATATATCATGCGATGACTGACAGGAAGGTTTTTGCCTTCTTCATAAACACCTCCTTTTCAAATATAACAACGCCTTGCCGGACACGGGTTTTTTATATTCCTCCTTGTCGTGTCAAGCGTTGTTTCCTTTCTGCTGTGATATGGGCTTTCCTGTCGTTGTCGTAATCCCTTGTGCGTTGGGCTGGGGCGCACAAGGGATTTTTTATGCCCTGCCCGGTTAGGAGGAAAACGGCGTGCCCGGTAAAGACGCGAACCTATACCGATACACACGCAACTGGCAAAACCTTGAACGGGCGTATTATGTCGGAGCAGGGAAATATGGTATCCCAAAGTTGCGGCCCATAGAAAGCGTAAGCCCGCTAAACTGGATCGGCTTTAACTATGCCCGCACATGCCCCGTTGAGGAACGAGCAGAACACGGGATACATTTCTGCGTGGACGATTACCAATTTGCCCGGATTTGGCAAACGCCTGATGTTTACCGGGATATGCTGGCAGATTTCGGCGCGGTTTGTTCGCCGGACTTTTCTATGTATACCGATTTCCCACGGGCGATGCAGATTTATAACTGTTACCGTAATCATTGGCTGGGCTGTTACTGGCAGGATGCGGGAATACAGGTTATCCCCTGCATATCGTGGTCGGATGAATCAAGCCTTTTGTGGTGCTTTGACGGTGATCCCGAAAACAGCGTGGTTTTTATATCCAGCGTTGGGACACAGCGCAACGCTAAAACCCGTTACCTGTTTAGGGTGGGTTATCAGGAAATGATGCGGCGGCTAAAGCCCCTGCAAATACTGTTTTATGGCGATGTACCCGAACACTGTACCGGAAACATTTTACACATCCCGTCTTTTCAGGATAAATTGAAACGGAGAACGGCGAAAACGGAGGAATAAAGTTATGGGTGGCCGAGGGTCAAATTCGGGGATTAGTCAAATTTCCCCGACAACAAATACAGCACCGCAAAGGGCGCAGATACTCACACAGCGAAGTTTTAAGTTGATGCTGAATAGCCAGGACGAACAGGATTTACAGGAAGTGTACGATGGGTACGATATTAACCTGATCCGCGCCATCCAGCAGTATATCAGGCAGGATACACAAGCGGGTGGCTATACCATGAGCCAAAACATGAATCACAAATTGGAGGAAGGCTTGCCCTTGAACGCAAATGAAACGCTGGTGTATAATCGGCTTATGGCGGGTATGCACGATTTTGGCCGGGACGCGATACTTTATAGAGCAGCGCATTCAGATTTGTTGGAAGCGATGGGCGTAAAGAATTATGATCGTATGACAGACGCGCAATTAAGCGCGGCTTTAACCGGAATCGAGTATACAGAGAAAAAGCTGGTTTCAACGGCGTGGAACCCGCATAAGAATCCTTTTATCGGCGGTTCTCAGTCGGGCGGGCGTGAAGTATATCTGCACATCAAAACCCCTTCCAATGCGAAAGTTGTTTTGGGCAATATGCAACAGGCGGAAGTCATTTTGGCGAGAGGCACAAAATATCGTGTCACAGGTGCGCATTTTGAAACAGATAGTTCCGGTAGCCGCACAATGGCTTATCCCCGTGGCGGCGGCGCTAAACCCCGTGTTATTATCGATGTGGAAGTATTGACGGATTAAAGGGAGGGTAATCAAATGGCGGAAAAGAAAAATCCTAAGAAAGCAACAAAAACAAATGCTGGCGAGGAACGCTTTGTTGCATCCGGTAAGAGCATTACCGTTACAAAACGGCCTGCCAAGAAAGGGAAATAAATATGGGCGGGCGTGGAGCGTCTTATGGGCGCAGTACAATACAAAGCGCTTCTCAGCAAACGGTGACGGGCGCGGTGCCGCCTGATGACAACGCCGTTGATGATTCTATTCAAATGGCAGCGCCGCCATTAGGAATAACGCAAACAGAGTTGATGGGCATGTCCGATGATGAATTGCATGATTTCCTTATTGGCGTACAAAGTACGGATATGCCGGATTTCTTGCCGGACGGTCATTTGCAGCATATGATTTACAGTATGGGGCTAAATGATAAGCCGGAGATCGTGGATCAAGCTACACTAAAGCGGATGGTGAATGGCGGCGCTCCCGCAGTTTACCGCACGGTAAATGATACTGATGTTTCGGGCGTTAAGATGACCGCAAAGCAGGTAGCCGATGACTTTACAGACGGTGATCTGTTCGTATCTGGCGGAGGCGGAGGCCGCGCTTATGGCGATGGCCTTTATTTTTCGGACAGTCATCGCGGATCACGGAGCTATGGGTATAATTCAAACGCCTATACAATTGGCGGTGTATTGAATAATAAAGCCCGTATTGTCACCAGTGGGCAATTGCGCAACGAGTATGACAGTTGGGTAAAGTCCCATCCTAAGTCTCAAAGGGCATTAGGATTTGCAACAGCGCACGGAAACGGCGGAATGAGAACACGCTCATACGCGCAATTTGCTTTGCTGCGAGGATATAATGTTATTCAAAATGACGTTGGCGGCGGAGAACATTATTTCGTTGTGCTTGATAGAAGCGCAATCACAACAGCAAAACATAATTACACAAGATCGATTTAAGATGTTGACACTTACGTAAGATTGACGTATAATATAACCGTGTCGCAAGGAGGTAGGCTTATGACAAAATCTATTTTGGACGGTATGACCCGTAAACAGGCCAATGCTTATGCCAACAGTTTGAATACGAATTTCAAAAAGAAACCAGCAAAGGTTCAATCCACAACCCCAGTCAAGACAATAGACACAAGCAAGTTTACGAAGAAAAAGAAATAAAAGCCATAAATCGGCCTGTATTTGCGAATATAGGCCGATTTGGTTTTACAAAAGTTATTATGGGCGGCAGGTGAAGAAGGCCCGGTTGAAATCCGGGCGCTTGTCTAACATCCGTAGAAGAAAGCTCTACGGATGTTTTTGATTTTTGGAGTAAAGGAGGCTTGGGGGCTGTGAGTGAACGGCCACAGAATAAAAACTTAAAGCCCCTCGGCTCCGGGGCGCGAAGTCCCGATGAAGAACGAGCGATCAGAAGTAAAGGGGCAATGGAAACGCACAAAGCCCGCAAACGTAATGCGGACATGCGGGCGGCAGTACAGGCGTTTGCTAATCTGCGTTTTAACGGTAAAGGGAAATCCATTGATGCCGAAAAGATGAAAAGCCTTGACGAATTGGATAACCCCGAGGCCCCTATGATTATGAAGGTGGTAAACGCGCAGTTTGTCAAGGCGATACAGGGCGATCCCGAAGCGCGGGATTGGATTTGCAAGATGTTGGGCGTTGACCCCCACGGCCCGGTACTTCCTGCCCCCGGCTTGACAATCACGGCAGATGGTCAGGCCGTAGAAGATGCGGGCGGGGTACGGATACACCTGATACGGGGAGAAAAGAGCGAGAACACCGACACGGCAGAGGATGAAGCTACACGGGCAGCGGCAAGGCTGTCTATGGTTGAGGCCATGAAAGCGATAGGAGAAGCCGCAAACAGCCCACAGGATACAAAAGAAAATGTGATGCCGGATGAATGACGTTTATATTGAGGATTTGATTGCGCCGAATTATGATGCTTTGATGGATGACGTGTTGCAGCACAAGCATTCACAGTACATCCTAAAAGGCGGGCGCGGCTCTTTGAAATCTTCCACAATCGGTTTTTCAATCCCGCTTATCATGCTGGAACATCCCGAAGTAAACGCTTTGATCCTGCGTAAAACGGCTAAGACCCTGCGCGATTCAGTTTTTGGGCAGATGCAGTTTTCGATAGATAAACTAAATCTAACGGATGAATTTCAGTTTAAGGTATCGCCCATGCAGATTAAGCGGGAATCAACGGGGCAAGTGATCCTTTTTCGCGGCCTTGACGATCCTATGAAAATCAAGTCAATCAAGGCCCCCAAAGGCTATTTTGGTATCACATGGTTTGAAGAAGCAGACCAATTTTCGGGTATGCGGGAAATCCGTTCTGTTTTACAGTCGGCAAGGCGTGGCGGTGATTTGTATTGGAATTTTATGTCCTTTAACCCGCCTGAAACGCAAGCTAACTTTATGAATGAAGCGGTTTTACAGCCTACCCGTGATACGCTGGTGCATTCCAGCGATTATAGAACCGTCCCGCCTGAATGGTTGGGGCGGCAGTTTTTTGATGACGCTTTGGAATTGGCCCTTGTCAATCCTAAAGCATATCGGCATGAGTATTTGGGCGAGGTTACGGGAACTGGCGGTGAAGTGTTTGAAAACCTTGAAATCAGGGAAATTTCAGACATGGAAATCGCCACTTTTAGCGCTATCTATCAAGGGTTGGACTTTGGTTGGTATCCCGATCCGGCCCATTGGAGCAAGTGTTGTTTTAACCCGGCGCAGCAGATTTTATACGTTTTTGATGAACTACGCGCCAATAAGACAAGCAACCTTGATTTGTGGCGGCGCTTGCAGAGCGAAAAGCAAGTATCCGGCAGCGATGTAATCATAGCTGATAGCGCAGAGCCTAAAAGCATTTCAGACCTAAAGCAATACGGCGCTTTTATTCGCGGCGCGGAAAAAGGGCCTGAAAGCGTGCGTTACAGCATGAAGTGGTTACAGTCGCTTAAAAAGATAGTCATTGACCCGGTAAGGTGCCCACATACTACGCGGGAGTTTACTCACTATGAGTATGATCGAACCCCGGACGGGGAAGTGATAAGCGGTTATCCAGACCACGATAACCACAGCATTGACGCAATTCGATACGCGCTTAACCTTGTTTGGAAGCGGCGCGGTCAGTAAGGCGGTGTGTATATGTTTTCAAAGATATTGGCAATGATAAGGCAGGTGATAAGAAGAATGTTGCCGTTACGATCCGTGGAACAGGTGGAACACATTGAAACGCCTCTATCCACAAAGATGATTGATGCCCTCGATCAGTGGTATAAGCTGTATTGTAATGACCCTGATTGGGTAAAACAAAATGACGATACGGTAAAGTCTATGAACCTGCCCGCCTTGATTGCGTCAGAGATTGCGCGGCAGGTAACGCTTGAAGTCAAATGGAACATCACCGGGAAAACCCCGGAGCCGACAAGCGATGACGATACCCCGGAAGCTACCGAAAATCCCCGTTCTCAGTATCTTAAAGCCGAATTTGAAAAGCTCATGCTTGTGTTGCGGCAAAAATTGGAACAGGGATGCGCGGCGGGCGGTATGGCGGTTAGGCCGTACCCGCAGAACGGGCATATCTATTTTGGCTGGACAATGGCGTGGAGTTGTTATCCCGTGGCCTTTGATAATAACGGCGGTTTGTCCGATATTATTTT